ACCACGAGCGACATATCCCTGTTGATGAGAGTCATACGCAGTGCCAGAACCTTCCGGCTTGACGGGAGCAAGACCAAAGCCCGTGTGCTGAACCAGTTCCTCGAAGTTCTTCGTTGAGGTTTTGGTGTCGAACAGCTTGGTATATTGTTTGTCGTGCTCGTTGTATTTCGCACCGAACCAAGAGTAGACTCCGGGCCACAGTGCCTTCGGGTGATTGCCCGTTGCTGTAATAGCCATGGATTATACTCCTACCGCTTCTTGCGTCTGGTCATCGTTGAACTGCACGATAACTTCAGGGTTAGCAAGAGCCGGATCGTTGTCGGGACGGTCGATGATTTGAACAATACGCAGTTCGTCTGCAATAGACGTACCAGCGTCCGTAGCCGAAGCTAGAATGCCAGAGTAGCCTGTTACAGCAGAACCGGCAGCAACCACGTAAATTGTGGTAGCGCCTACTGCGCCTACGCCAAGAGCGCCAGCTCCGTTCAATCGCACCTTGAAGAAGTTATTCCTCACGGGTACGACCTTCAGGTAAGCTGCGGTCGATGCAGGACGATAGTTGTTCGCCTCAAGATTGGTTTTGATTGCTTCCACGCCAACTACCACGCCCCACGGCGGATCGGTAGCTGCACACAGCGTAACTTCCGGGTAGCCATCGCTAGATGCCGTGCCGGTCATTTTCACTGTGTCGCCGTTAAAGATAGCCGTGGTTACAGTGGTAGCAGCGACATAAGCTCGCTCTACAACACCGTTATACGGGCCACCATTACGGCCTACGGGAGCAAATCCAAAACCTCCTGTTGGATTAGCCATATTTCAATTCCCTTTGAAAAAGTTAAATGGGGCTACTTGGTATAAGTAACACCGGGACCGTATTGGTTCTCGATGCTTGCCCCGCCTGCGTGTCCAGCCTTTAATGCCTCGTCAACCTTGTCGTTGACATTCTGTTTGGCCTGCTGATCCTCGTCGTAATACTTCTTGAGAATCTTCATGAGGTACGCCCTGATGATGGGTTCTCCTCGGCTGACCACCTTACTGACCTTCGCCCCTACGTCCGTATTATCCTGGTGAATAGCGCCACTCCCTAAAGAGGGTGCCTCATCATGTGTGACAAACTGGTAGCCGCCCGCTAAAGCTCTTTCTATGCGGCCATCCTGTTCGTTGAACCAGCGAAGTACATATCCTTTCTTTTTGAACTCTTTCTCATCTTCATTGGATAATTGAAGTTTCAGGCGCGGTCCACCAAATGGAACACGTACCGTCTTGCCCTTCTCTCGCTCTGCCTTTCTTACGTTAGCCATTACACTTCCTCCCAATCATACTGTGATACATAGTCTTCTTTCGTCATAAAGCCCTGCGATACAAATGTATCGCAAGCCTTCTTGGCGTCAGCAGGGAGGTTTGTATAACTCTTGGCTTTCGGATTACCGCCTCTCTCACCGCCAGCTTCAACCCCATTGGGTTTCTTGCGGTTTGGATTCTCGAACTCCTCTGGGAAGTCCTGCTTCACTCGCTTTGTCAGTTCCAGAAAATACGCTCTGCCCGTGTAGCCTTCTGCCTGAATGCGCTCCGCAATGCCATCGGCATACGCCCCCAACTTGGGGTTTTGCGTGTACCATTGGTTGTCGTTAACCCATTGCTGCGCTAACGCGTTATAACCGTCTTGGTCAGGCGGCGCTTCGGGCGCGGAGCTTTTCAGATTAGTAAGCTCCCTGTTGGTGCGGGTGTAGGTATCGCCATCACCGTCAGTAATGGCTTTTGCTATCTTTGATTCCAACTCCGCAACACGGGTTTCGTGGGCTTTCTTCTCACGTTCAAGCGTCTTTTTGTGGTACTCGCCAAATCGCTTGTTAGCCTGTTCAGCAGCGGCAAGGCGTTGTTCAACCTTGTCCAGCTTGCTCTTAACAATCGGGAGAATGTTCTCTCCACGTTCTACAAACGTCTTCGCGTCTACCCACTTCTCATCTGGACCCTTCCAGTCTTCTTTGGGCGTCCAGCCCTCTTTTGAGGCTTCCGCCTCGTAGTCTCGCTCGCTCATCCTTGAACTCCTACGCCCTTTCGCGTATCTAAATCAGTAAATTCCACGTCGTCGCTTATTCTTGCGGTGATGTCTTCGTCATTGAGAATAATGTACTTCTCGCCGTCTGCGCCTTTCACCCTAAGGCCAGAGTATTTGGCAAAGGCAATCCTGTCGCCAACGTCAGCAAACGGTTCTGAATATCCCTTAATGCGCTCTTCTACAAGCTCTTTAAGGTGGTCGTCATGAACCCGCCATACCCTTTCGGTAACGTGATTAAACGCATCAGGGCCAACGGCAATGAGGGTGCCCGATGCCTGTCCCTGCTCGTACTTGGCCAATACCGAATCCGGTATCTCAATCCTTGAACTTGTGACCTGTTTCTCAATAACGTCTGGCCTGACCAGAACACGATTGGATGAGGGGTAAATACCTGACTTATTCTTCAGCTTCGCTTTCAATTGTGCTACTTGACTCATTCTCTTCTTCCTTGAAATAATCCCAATCTCCGTCTAACGCTTCTAAGATAAGACCCCATGTGTCCTCGCAGCCGTTTAAGCCTGCTAGGATCTCTTGGGTCTTCTGTGCGTCAAATGGGGAGTAGGCGTTGGCCTTGCTTCTTTGCGTTAAATCCAACTCAATCTCTACGAGCCTTTTAAGCTCAAGAGTTACTGGATTTTCCCGCCACTCGTTTACTTGCTCTGGATTTAGCACTTTCCTCTACCTTTGCTAGATCAATAATTGCTTTTCGCTTGCCTTCCAATTCGTCGGCAATCAGCTTCAACCTTTCCAATGCGGGCTTGTCTGCGGCCACCGCAGCGTCGGCCATTAGCTTGATAATGGTCGCCTCGTCTACCGCAAGTTTAGATGCCGTTTCTTGTGCCTGAAGCTCGTACTTGGTCTGTGACTCAAGGGTACGTCTTTGCTCTTCTGCCCGCTTGATCTCAAACTCCGGGTTAGGCTGCGGCGGGAATTTCAGCGTCATCTTTCCGGTTGGCTTGCCCTGCTCGTCCGTTTCCGGCACTAACGGGAAAACCTCATCGGAATTGGGAATGTCCATTGCCTCAAGTAGTCGCTTTTCGACTACCGTCTGGTCATATCCAGGGACCATCATTGCCCGTTCTGCTACCATCTGCGCCTTCATCATCTTTTCCTGATTGGAAAACGCATTCGGGTCGGCGGCGGGAATGAGGTCTTTCTTGTCGGCGGTGTAGTCAACCCTTACCGCAAAGCCCTGCTCGTCCTGATATTCAAAATAGGACTGTTGGTCAAGATAGACCGCGTTCAGGTCAAATAGCTTTCTAAACTCTGCCCGCATGGATCGGTAAACGCGCTTGAAAATTCCGTTAAACACCTGCATACCCTGCTCAAGCATGGCAGACATGTTGTAGGCGGGGGTGTTCTGTCCGGGATTCTGGCCTGTCATTGTGTCGGTGACAGACGAGACCCTTTCCGTGTAGTTAATCAGCAATGAAAGCAGATTAAACAAAACCGGAGACGGCTGGTTTATCGGTAAGGGTACAATGGCATCCCTTAACGTAGGGCCTGCTACGTCTACCCGTTTCCACTCGTTTGGCGAGAATGACAACTTCCCGCCCTTGATCCTTGCGCCCTTCCCGATAAACCCCGTAGAGGCGGTTTGCATCGCGCCAGAATCGAGTAACTGGTTTATCAGGGTATTTACTGATGCGTTCAAAGGCCCTAAAAGAATCCCGAGCCCTATGTCGTAGAACCCACCATCTGGCGCTGGGATGAACCCGTACTTGGTGTAATACTCAATGGCCTCGATTCTAAGGACTTTGGGCTTTTCTTCCGCTAGTTGCTTGACGCGCTCATTCATGGCCTGAATGGTGGCTTCCACCTGCCTTAGCTTGAATAGCTGCTCTTCTGAGGGCGGGGTGCCGGGCTGTGGCTGTTCTACGCCCTCTGCTAAAGCGCGAATCTTGTCCTGAAGCTCTTTGATCTCTACCGACTGCTCGGTAACGACTTCCTTGAACCTGGAAACGATCCTGAAGACCTTCTGAGAAGACTTGTCTACAGTCACGACGTAAGGCTCTGGATACCCGTCACCGTCAAGGTCAAGGTAACAGTGCTGCTCTAACAATGTCCTTGGGCGGGCTTTGTCGTCTATGGGCTGGGTTCTGCCCTCTCTTTTGGCCTCTTCTGTTTGCTCTTCTAAGTCAGCGGGGCCTAAGTCCTTGATTTCAGAGTACAGATTCCTTAGCTGGCGCTCTTTGATTTCGCGCTCGTAAAGCTCGAATATCTCTGTTTTTCTTTCGCATCGGTCAAGTGACTTGGTGTAATAGTTAACGCACAGGCTCTTGGCGAGAACCAACCTTGAGCAATTCATGTCTGTGGTTTTGTCGTAGTAAGACTTCTTGAACGCCGTTCCGGCTATGGGCAAAACAAGCAACAGCTTGTCGTGATCCTCTTCCCACTGTTCGTCTTCGTCAAGGCATTGATACGACATATGACGAGAGATTCTTGCGGCCCTTGCCGCTTTCTTGCCGTCTTCGTCTGCGCCCTGCACTCGGTATTTCACCAAGTCGGGCGCTTTCACTAGAGCAGGATAAGCCCTTGAGGCGAACTGTAGTGCGGCTATCGTGACCAGAGGGAACTTGACATTGGCAGCACCCCTCCAAGGAAAGCTCTTTTCCTTGACGATCTGAAGGGCTAATTCGTTAGCGGCCTGCATCCTGTCTTTCCACTGAAGACGGGATTGTTCGTCTATCTCATAGCCTTCACAGACAGCGCGGCCAATCTCGTTGGACTGGTCTTCTGTCAGAAACTCGTTGATGTTGTCTGCGTCTTGGAGCTTTTCAAGATCGTATTTGAATGTTTGTTCCATCAATATCCCGTCACGTCATCATCAAGAATCACTGGTCCTCCCTTGGCCAAACCAGTTTGTATTTTTGGCTAAACCAGGAGGCGCCCTCGGGGGAAGAAAACTCTATCCTTTCTCCGGTTTCTTCGGCGTATTTCCATGCGTCTCTGCTATTAAGGCGCTCTAATTTTCCGTCTCGATAGACAATCGTTGGGTAAACATAATACTTTCCATCTGCCTCTCCCCACGCCATCAAATGAGTCCCTACTTTTTTATCCCCAAGCGAAATAGCCGGGTATTTATCTGGGCGCAAAATTCTCTGAACGAAATTCTTTTTCTCATTCGCCAAAAGAACTTGTACGACGCGCTCTAATTCGTTGTCAGGCATTTCAATATCCCGTTATGGCGCAGCGTCCAAGGTCCATGGTCTCGTCAAGCTCCCGTTCGTATTCTTCTTCCTCAATCTCTTCCTGAGACTGAGCCTCGTAATATAAATCGACCGTTTTGCCGATATAGGCAAAGGCGTCGAAATAGTCATCGTTCTTGCCTCTGGGGCCTGAATCTGCCACCATGAGAAGTTCTGACTCGAAATCAGGATACCAAGAAGCTTTTTTGTCGTACCTGATAGCGCCAGATTTGTGCATACCCTGAATAGACCTTGCGCGCAAAACCTTTGATTTTCCGGGGGTCTCTTTGTGGATATTCAGATAAACCCTTCGACGCATCATCTCTCTTTCGAGAAACGGCCCTATCGCTTTATCAATCTTCTCGGTCTCAAAGGTGAAGATATTGGGCTTCCAGTGCTTTTGGGTCGTGATTAACTCTTCGATGATCTGGTCTGCATCCCAGCGGCCCCTCTTCGCATCCACGACATACAAGACACCTTCGGGTGACATTCCAGCCACCAGGATAACCGTATAGTCTGCCTTTTCCTTTTCGGAGATG